GTTAATTAGAATATCTATTGATAGCAGATTTGTTAATTAAACAATGAAACAATTTATTGGTGCAAAGAAAATTAAATTAATAAAAGAAACAGAGGAAAAAACTACTGGAGGTTATCCTATAACAAAAATAATTTTTGAAGATAATAATGTTCAGTATGTTTCAGATGTAATGTTTAAGAGAGTAGTTTCAGATAAACCTTGCGATGAATCAGAATTAAGAGATAAAAGAGTTGGCCCTGTAGTTGAAATAGTTTTAGCAGTATTTAGAGATTGGGGAATTAAAGTAGGAGAGCTTCCATATTTTTCTGCATTATTAAATAAATCTCTTGAATATAACAGCAATTCAGCTCTTATTGGTTTGGTAAGTGGATATATGCCAAAACCAAATAGTTTAGATGATGTAGATTATTGTACTATTGACCGTATCTTACGAAATCAACAAATTACTGTAAATAATGTTATTAAAAAATAATGAAAGAAGATTTTCCATCAACAACAAATAAATATAATGACACAACAATAATTATTGAGTTACATCCCTGTGAAATTCAATTAATAAGATCGTTAAGAAATAATTGGAGATATGGAGAAGTAACAATAATTATAAGAGATGGAATACCTATAAGACTTAAAAGGATTGAGGAGTTTCTTGACTTGGATACTTCAAAAAAAATGTAGGGCTTGACAACACTTTATAAAAGCATATAATTAAAATAGAAAAATAAATATATAAAACGGTTAACCTCGTTATAGGTTGAAAGTGTACTGAAGAACAGCAGCTCCCACAGAAATGTGGTGGCTGTTTTTTTGCGAAGAGAATAAAACTCTTCGTTAACAAAAAATAAAAGTAGTTATTATTATTAAATAAATAAAAAATATGGCTTTCAGAAGATTAAAAGGAAAAACCAAAATCATGTATTTTCAAAAAGACACAACTGAGCAAATTCGCGCTGGTGGTCTTTTGACTATGAATGATTCTGGTCAAGTTACTAGAGCTGGCAACGACTCTGATGATGATATTATTGGAGTTGCAGTCAGAAATGATACTCTTGCAGATTCTGCATTAGTACCAGTAGAAGTGCCTGTAGAAAGTGCAGTGGAATGGGAAATTGATTTAGATTCAGACGGTGGTGCTGCTGATTCTGATGTAGGAAGATATTGTGCTGTTGATACAGTGGGCGGTACATCAGTATCAGCTGGTGACTCTTGCGGTATGAGATTAGACATCTCTGATAGTGCAACACCACATGTGTTTGTCACAGGAATTATCAGTACAAGTAAAGTTAAAGGTGTAATTGCAATGTCAGCATTTCACACAACATTAGACACATAATAATTAACAAAAAGTTCTTAAATAATTTTATTCTGAACAGTGGTTCCGCTCCGTAACCAATCGGGGAGGTTGGGAAGAATATATTAAATAAAGAATAAAATAAAATGGAACTTAATACATTAAGTTTATCAGTCTTTACTCGCTTGGCAGATGTTATATTTGAAAAAGCAAAAGAAATGGTAGCTTCAAATGCTAAAAATTCTGGTATTTTCGTAGTAGAAAGCGTACCAGATAATTCTGGTGAAACAAGAGATTATACTGAAATTGATCTTGAACAATATGCTGATAATAAAGCACAAGGCGATCAAGCAGGAAGAGCAAGAGTTCAATTGGGGTATAACAAAACAGTTACAGTAAAAAGAGTTGCAAAAGATATTGGAATTACTTATGAAATGAGACGATTTAATAAGTATCCAGATGTTGTAAGGAGATTGACAAATTTAGCTCAATTGCCAAGTAATAGACAAGAGTTAGATTTAAGTCATAGATTAGGTTTTGGAACAGCCACTTCTTATACAGATAAGAATGGAACAGTTGTTGACATTTCATTGGGTGATACTTTAGCTCTATGGAGTACAGTTCACACATTAACAGGTACAGCTACAACTTATAGAAATAGATTAGCTGGTAATCCAATTTTATCTAAAGGTGCTTTAGAGGGAATGGAGAGATTAGTTACTGAAGAAACATTAAATAACTTCGGTGAAAAAATTACAGCAACCTTTGATATTCTTTGGACAACAGATGATCCAAACACAGTCAATACAGCTCTTGAGTATTTAAACTCAGTTGCTGCTCCTGACTTTTCAAACAGTGGAGTTACAAATGTCTACAAGGCAAAATACAAACATGTCAAATTGCCATTAGTAGCTACTACTGCAACAGGTGCTGTGGACAACACAAAGAGAAAATATTGGGGAATTTCTTCTTCAATGATTACAGATGCTCATTTAGCAGAATGGGAAACTCCACATATGAAAGCTCCATCAGATTTAAATGCTGGTGAAGAGTTTTCAACAGATGATTGGAATTTTGGTGTGAGGGCAGGATATGGAATTGGAATTGTTACAGGTCGTGCACACAAATTTTCTAGCGGAGATGCTTCATCATAGAATTACGATTTTATCAAGTGGTCTTAGCGGTCAAATGGGGAGTAGGTAAAGTCTGCTCCCCAGCCACTCAAAAATAATTAACTTTACTAATTATGAGAGATTTAAAGGGTAGATTTATCAAGGGAAATACAGAAGGTTTTCAAAAAGGACATCCTTGTTATAGTTATAACCTTAGGGAATGGAGTAAAAATCATACAGTTTGGAATAAAGGTGTTAAAGGTTATAAATTGTTATGTAAAAATCCAATAGAGAGAGCTTTAAAAATTTCTGAAAAATTAAAAGGCAATAAAAATTCCCTTGGTTATCATCATTCAGAAGAAGCAAAAATAAAAATAGGAGATAGCCATCGTGGAGAAAAATCTGTTCGTTGGAATCCAGATAGAGAATCTTTAAAAAGAAATAAAAGAAACGATGCAGAATATTTACGATGGGTAAAATTAGTCAAAAGAAGAGATAAAAACTCTTGTAGGCTAAAGAATCAAGAGTGTTCTGGATATAATATAGTTCACCATATTTTAGGATGGGCTGAATATCCTGAAGAACGATATAATATTAATAATGGCATCACATTATGCCAAGCTCATCATCCTCGCAAGAGAAATGATGAGCAAAGACTTATACCAATTCTAAAGCAATTGGTGGAGGTCAGTGAACTAATTTGTTAGAAAATCAATTAAGTCGTTATGGAGCAATTTCAAGGGTAGTTTCTGAATTGGCTCCAGGAGCAAAAATGTTTTTGGTATCAGATAGTGATGATACAACTGTAGGGCCATTAAACATTGGAGCAGAATTTCCAGTTGATAAAGATGGTGTAGCAAGAGTTTACACTACTATTCAAGCCGCAGTAAATGCTGCTTCTGCAAATAGGGGTGATGTGGTATTAGTTATGCCAGGGTATGATCATACCTTAGCAAGAACTGATTCTTGGGCAACAGCTGGAGTATCAGTTATTGGATTAGGAGAAGGGAATGGAAGACCAATCGTTCGTTATGGAGCAACTACTGATGAAGTAGGTATTAAAGCTAATAATGTAACAGTTAAAAATTTAAGATTTTTAGCAGATGCAGATTCAGTTGCAAGAGGTTTAGACTTAGATTCAGGCTTTTCTGGTGCAGTTGTTAAAAATTGTGTGTTTGATTTTGATTCAAATGCTAGCAATTTTGTGACAATGCTTCGTGTAGGACAGTCAGATGTTTTGATTGAAGACAATAGATTCATTGCAGAAGATACAGCGGGTTGTGGAAAAGGTATTGAATTGCTTGGAGGTTATGCAGATAACCTTATAATTCGTAAAAATTATTTTTACGGACAGTTTGATACTGTAGGAGATACTACAAATAATGCAGCAGCAATAGCTTGTGCATTAGTACATGATTCTGGAGATACAGTGTTATCAAATATTGAAATTTCAGAAAATACTATCGTAAGCACAGACACAGCATCAGCAGTTTTAATAAATCTTGTACCTACAGCAGTTTCACCTATTAGAGGTATTGTAAGAGACAATATTTTGACTTCTTATGACACAGCTACAGCAGATACAGCACAGGTTGCATTTGGAACAGTGCTTCCAATAAACAATAATTTTATATCAGCTGATTCAGATGATATTGAAGGAATTGTTGGATGGAGTTCAAAATACGGAGTTAAAGATTCATAATTCTTGTGGAATTACTTTACTCATCTTTTTAAAGGTGAGTAATGATAATTTCAAAAGGTCTTATTATTAAAACAAATTAAAAATACTATGGAAGAAGAAATTAAAACAGAAACAGCACCAGTAGAAGAAACTCCTGTTGCTACTCCAGAAGTTGCTCCTGAAGCGACTCCTGAAACACCAGCTGAAACTCCAGCTGTATAAAGGTCTCATTATTAAAATTATTAAATAATTTCTTAAAAATACATAATTAAGAAATCACTACAATTTTAAATTCAGAAGAGTTGGACCTCCGGGAAGGTCTTGTGTATGACCCAGCAGTTAAAGGTTTTGACTCAAACTTTTGGAAAGGAGATACAGCTAATTTAACAGTGGACACGGTAAGAAGCATCGTAAGGATTGGAGATACAGGACTTGTTGGTTCTGCATCATCCTACTCTCAATATCTTTATGGTGACTTTGAATTTACTATGGCTATTGATTCATTATCTCCTGATTCAAATGACTCAGAGAAATACTTTGGGTTAAAGAATATTGGCGACACTTCAAGAAGAGGTGCTGTCTATTTTGATTTAAGTTACGATACTACCGCTGGTGATTCAAGTCCAAATGCAAGGCCATTTTCAGTTGTTGCTTATGATGAAGAAGGCAACAGGCAAAGAACACATCTTACTTGGGATACAAATTATGGTGGAGGATCAAGATTAAGAAGGTTTAGAATTTTATGGAAAGAAGATGGTTATACATTCTTAATAAACGATACAGTTGTAGCTACATTTGGAAATCAAGTAAACACTAGCGTTCCACAAGCACTTAGATTATCTAACAGAAGTTTAGATACAACAGATTCAGCTCCAACAGGGTTAAAATTATTAGCCGTAAGACATACTAGGAAACTTATTTAAAATTTATGATAGATAAATTAGATAAAGATTATATTTCATATTTAAAAGATAAAGGTAAAATTCAAGAAGTTATTTGTTTATATCTAGAATATATTACTGAAAAACTTGAAGACATGGGAGAAATGAAAGAAGAAAATAAAGATGACTTAATGGCTCAATTTAGAATACATACTCCTAATAATGGTGGGCCTCATAATAGAGGAGGACTTCATAAAGGGCCACCTCCATCAGTTATAAGTTAATGTCTAAACTTTCAATAAAACTTGAATATGAAAAGAAAGCAAAAGAGCTAAGAGATTTAATTGAGATAGAGGCAAAAAAGCTTCAAAAAACAATTGAAGCAAAAGACTCATCTATTTTAGACATAGAGAAAATAAAAGAAAAAAAACAAAAGATATTAGAAGTCATAGTTGGTTTAGATAAAGAAATAAAAGAAAAACAAGAGCATCTAAACCAACTTATGGAAAAAGAAAATAATTTTCTTGCTTCAATAAAACAAGAGACAAATAAAGAAAAGTTGATTCTTGAAGAAACAAAAGATAATTTAGAAAAAATAAATGCTGACCTTGAGCCATTAATAAAATTATCTTTAGAGATGCACAGATTAATCAAAAGAGAGGGAGAGATAAAAATTCAATATTTAAGTCATAAAGAAAGTCTTATCAATTCAGAAAAGGAGTATAAAGATATTAAAGATAAATTACAATCAGAAAGAGAATATTTAGATAACAAGAATAAAGAATTAGATTTTTACAAGGAATATGTTAAAGCTATTTATGGAAAGTTAGCCAGTTATGTAAATGTAGCTAAAGGAACAATAGAAGATATAAATAAAGTTATTCAAGAAACAGGAACTCCTATACAGTTTGATTTACCACCAGGAGAAATAATAAAAATAGATTTTAATAATTTTGATAAAAAAAGAATAGATTCATGAACAAACAAATAAAATTAAATCCTTCTTCAGGATTTAAGTTATCTCCAAAAAATTTATCACAAGAAACTATTGATGAACAAACCAAAGAATATTTGGCAAGTTTGACTGAAGAAGAATTACAGAAACTTTTAAACGAGGTTAATGAATTAAAAATTAATAAATAAAATTATGAGACTAAGAGACTCTAAAACGGGAAAATTCTTAAAAACAGAAAAGGTAAAAGTGATTTGTTTGTTATGTAATAAAGAATTTTTTGTTAAAGAATCTTATAGCAAAAGAGCCAAATTTTGTTCAAAAAAATGTGCTGGATGTGCAATTGGATTAAAAGGTGTTTGGATTGGTAGAAAACATACAGAAGAAAGTAAAAAGAAAATTAGTCAAAATAATGTAAGATTTTGGCTTAATAAAAAAAGACCAAATACTGCTAAAAAAGGTATAAACAGCCCTAATTGGATAAAAGATAGAAATTTATTAAAAGATGATCATAGAGATAGAAATGGTCAATTACATAGATATTGGAGTAATAGAGTAAAAATTAGAGATAATTATAGATGTAAAATAGATAATAAAAGTTGTAGTGGAAAACTAGAAGCACACCATATTCTGGGATGGTCGTTATACCCAGAATTAAGATACGAAATTAATAATGGCATCACATTATGCCTTGCCCATCATCCAAGAAAGAGGGCAGAAGAGAAACGACTAATTCCTTTTTTTCAGGGATTAGTGTCAGTATCAAATTCAAAAATTTGAGCAGATTGAGACCAAGCATACCATGGATAAGATTAGCTCCATTGCCAAGTTATACAGCAGTTGTTGCAGATTGTGGTGTTACGACTGATAAAATAGCCAATAGTGCAGTGGATAGCACAAAATTAGCAGACTCAGCTGTGACAACTGACGGTATTGCAGATTATGCAGTAACTTCAAATAAAATAGCAGACTCAAGCGTAACAGCTAATGAATTAGCAGATAGTGCCGTTTCAACTATAAAGATGCTTGATAATTCAGTAACAGATCAAAAAATAAATGATGGTGCAGTAACAGCTTCTAAGTTTTATGATACTTCAATTCCAGTTAGAGTAATGGAAATACACGCCACAGACACGGCATTAGCAGTTGGAGATACGCTTGCTTCATTCTTTATACCTGCAGAATTAAATGGATATGATTTGATTAGTGCTTATGGAGCTATAAAGGTTGTTTCTACGACAGGCAGACCAACTATTCAAATTAGAAATGTTACAGATGGAGCTGATATGTTAGTAAATAAAATTACACTTGATTCGGGAGAGAAAACTTCTTATACATCAGACACAGCATTCTCTATTGATACAGCAAATGATTGTGTAGCAACTGGAAATGAAATAGCAATTGATGTAGATAGTGCAGGAACAGGAACAGAGGATTTATATGTAATACTTTCGTTTCGTAAACCTTAAAAAGAAAATTATATGCCAAGTTTATTTGAAAATCACGATTCATCTACAGAGATTGATATTGGAGAAATATATGGTGCTTTATGGGAGTCAGAAATTTTTACAATAGGTGGAACAGCACATTCTGCAACAAGCGTAAAAGTAAAATTTAAAAGAGTAGGAAGTCTTGCAGGAAAAACACTAACGGTTTCTATAAGAGCAGTAGATGGAAGCTTTCATCCAACAGGAGCAGATTTATGTTCTGTTGCAGTTGACCCAAGTGGATATTCTACTTCTTATACTTTAATTGAATATACTTTTAGCTCACCAGCAAATTTATCTGCAAATACTGCCTATGCGATAGTTGTAAAATTAGACTCAGGAGATGCAAGCAATAATCTCACTACGGCAGGAACAGGAAGCCCAGGTTCTGAAGTGGCAAATGAAAAAAGAACAGATAGTGCCGATAGTGGTGCTACTTGGACAACAAGAGCTTCTACTTATGAGTTTTTTGTATATGGGGTGGCAGTAGAAAATCCTTTTATTTCTAAAATAATAATAATGTAATATGGAAAATCAATTTAATATAACTCCACAAATAGACGGATTATTAAGAGAATGGTTAAGGATATTTTTTCCTTCATATTTGTATAGATCAAGAAAAGATCAGCTAACAATACAGGCAGGAGCAACTTCTTTCAACATTACTTCAAATTATATGGTTCTGACAGCTGGTGCAGGAGTTACAATTGCTACATTAGTTGGAGGATATGAAGGACAGATTATAACATTAGAGTTTAAAGATGTAAATGTAACTATCACAGATGATGCTACAAGTGCATTAAATACAGTAAATTTAAGTGGAGCATTTACAAGTAGTGCAGAAGACACGATGCAATTAATATATAATGGCACGAGTTGGCGAGAAATTTGTCGGTCAGTTAATTAATAAAAATTATGGATATAGAAATACCAAATAAACAAACAAGAAGATGGTCTGGAATATATCAAGGAAATTACTATGGTGATTTGTGGAAAACTTTTAATGTGGATTTGGAAAGTGATGTTGGACATATTGCATTGTCAAGAAATTTTTCTATTGTTGCAGATACTTCTGATACTGATGATACTGGAACACAAGCCCTTGGAACTGTTGTTGCATTTTTAAGAACAAATGCAAGTAATATAGATAGATGGTATGCTATATCAGGAGGAAGTATGTTTACAACAGATTCTTCTTCAGTATCAATTGATAGAGACAATCCATATCACGGATGGAGAAATGATACAGTTGCCAACTCTCCTGTAGGAGCACAAGATATGACAGTACACGAAAATGATCCTGATAGTGCTGGTGGTGAAAATGTTTTATTGGTCACAAGAGATACGGCAGTTGCCTCATTAAATGATACAGGAGCAAATACTTGGAATAGTAATGCATATTTTCACACATCTCCAACTGCACTAAGAGGAGGAATATCAGGACTAAGACATCCTATTGAGTATTTTTCAATGAGAAGAATTTCCATAGTTGGTGATGGAAATTTAATACATACTATTGATAAAAATAAAGCATCTGCATATGCAAGACTAACACTTCCAGTTGATCTTCTAGTTAATCATATATTTGTTACAGCATATAGGGTATGGATATTATGTTATGGATTGAAAGGAAAAAATGGAGCGATAGTGGAATGGGATGGAAGTTCTGAAACATACAATCAAATTTATGATGCTAAATCAGTTTATCCTTTATCTGGTGTCAATTACAATGAAATACCAATTGTGATTAATGATAGGGGGGTGATTCTTGAATATAATGGTAATGGGTTTTCTCCTATGGTTCGCAATGGACAAATAATCGCTCTTCCTATTTCTGAAGAGATCGGCAATTCATTATCAACAGGAATATCAGCAAGAGGAATGACAGTGTCAGATGATGGATTGATTTACATAAATGTTTCTGCTCCTACAGTAAACTCAATAAAACAACTTGGTGGAATATGGTGTTTAAATCCTAATACTGGAACTTTATATTCTAAATATTCATTGGGTCACGGTGGAGACAGCGATTTTGGACAGCAAAGAGGAATTGGAACAGGAGCGATTAAAGCTGTAAATTATATGTCAGGCAATGATCCTGCATTTCTCGTTGTAGGTGGATATATTTCTAATAGTGTTGGAAGTACCAAAAACTTTATATGGGCTATTTCAAGAACATATTCTACTTCTGCAGGATTAACAAGAGGATATTTTATAACACAATTTATACCAGCAGATGATGTTCAAGAATACTGGGAAACAATATGGTTAAGATTAAGTTCTTTTAGATCATCAACTTATGATTCAATAGTGGTAAAGGCAAGAGGAGTAAGACCTATGCTGTCATCAACTGGTTTACCCTTAGAAAAAACTATCACCTGGACTTCTACGACAACATTTACCGTAACATTGGGAGCCACTGATGATGCACTTGCAGTTGGAGACGAAGTAGAAGTTGTAGGAGGAAAGAATGCAGGATATTTAGCTCATATAACTACAATTACAGGTAATCACGGTGCACTTCAAACGATAACAATAGATGATGCAGTTAAAGATGGAACAAGCACTTCTTACGCTAGATTTGATAGATGGAAAAAATTAGGAGTTATAAATGATGTAAGTAAATATTTTGTTCCATTAAATTTAGGAATTTCATCCTCTTTTATTAAATTTAAAGTTGAAATGAGAGGAAAAGCAGGAGATTTTGGTATTAAAAATTTAGGAATTAATTTTAAAAAACAAACAAGTAAATTAAAATAATTTTATGCCACAAAGAGCAATTTATACATTTGGTCAAATACAAAGAGATCTTAACACAAAAATTCATGGAAAATTAAACAATCTTGTATCTGGAGAATCTTCGGATACTAATATAACTAGAGATTTAATAAATTCTGCTGTTAGAATAGCTTTATCAGATATTGATTTTAGAGGAAATATTAGAGAGTCGGTTTTAACTCCAAACTTAATGGACAATCAATTTGATTATGCTTTGCCTAATGATGTAAAGGCAGATAAAATTATTGATTTAAGACCACAAATTACAGACTCAAGGGGAGAACACGAAACTTATGATATAGTTCCAAATGCTGAATTTGATAGAAGAAAAAATTCAGAAAAAGGAATAGCAACTATTACAAATGATGAGCTAACAAGAGTGTTGAGAGTATCAGCTGATATTGAAGACCAAACAACACAATTAAGTAATTTAGAAGATACCAACTGGAGAACTTTTGACTCGGATGGCGTGAATGATAGTGATGTAAAAGTTGATAATGATGATTATATTGAGGGGGCTGGTTCTATAAGATTTCAAACAGATAGTCTTGATACAACAGATTCTGTAGTTGGAATACAAAATACAGCATTAAATGCTACTGATATTTCAGATTATTTAGCAAGAGGTTATGCTTTTGTAGATGCTAAACTCACAGTAGCAGATACAGGAATACATCAAATATCTTTAAGATTAGGTTCTGATTCAGATAATTATTATCAGATAAGTGATTCAACACAAAATGATTGTTCTGCTTTTATGGCAGGCTGGAATAAAGTTAGATTTGATATGCAAAATAAAACAACTGTAGGAACTCCCACAGACACAGCTATTGATTATGCAGCAATCTTTTGGTCAAGAGATACAACTACATCAGCACTTTTACACTTAACTGATACTGATTGGGGTTTTGATAATCTTATTTTAAAAAGAGGCAAATATTACTTATTATCATATTATTCAAGATATGTTTGGCAGGATACAGCTTATGCTTTAGTAGAAAACTCTTCACACGATTCTTATGCTTTAATGGTACAGAATGATGAACTTGAAGTTATTATGGCAAAGACAGCTGAATTAGCTTCAGGATACTTAAGAGATTATGAAGACCAGAAATATTATGCAGGAGAATATCAAAGATTAAAACAAGAATATTTAATGAACAACCCAAGTCAAGCATCAGTGCTTACTTCAAGTTATTATAATTTTGAATCACTTGAAGGAAACCCTGTTGATAATGATAGTTAATTTTTATGGCAAAAATTTTGTCAGGTCAAACATTATCTGGAATAGTAAAACAACTGGGAACAACTCCTGAAGAGTTCTTGAAGTCTAACCCAGGTTTTGCAGGAAAGGGCGGTAAAAACGATTATATGGGCCTTACAGGTGATATACAGATAGGTCAAGAGTATAATTTACCTGGAGCTACTCCTGCATCACCTATAACACCCGTGCAAGGATCTGGCACTTATATTGAAGATTTAACTAAACAATTACAACAAAAAAAAGATTTATTAAATCAAGCTACACAAGCAGGTTTTACTGGTAGTGAAAATATACCCGTAAATCAAGCAGGACAGATTGCAGGAACTTCTAATGCAGAAAGAGCAAAAATAAGAAAAGAAGAGTTAGATAAAATAAAAACTGAAATGGGTGATGGATTGACAGCACCGACTCCTTATAAGTCAATGGAGGAGTTTGATAAATTAAGAAAAGAACAAGGAGTAGTAAAAGACGAAGAAGAATTATCTTCTTTAAGAAACGAAGCATCTCTTGCTAAACAAGAATTAAGACAGTTTGGAGCAACGGCAGGAGAGGGCGTATCAGAAGCAGGAAGAACTGGAATGATGTCAGAAGCTGAAAGAAATATAAATTTTAAACTTGAAGGACTTGCTATTCGGGAGGGAGCAATAATAGACCGATTAAATAACAAAAATACTTATATCAAAACTGTTCTTGATTTGGGCAAAGATGATTATACAACTGCTTTAAACGAGTATAATAATGCTTATACTAAAAATTATCAAGCAGTTACTTTATTAAATAGTCAAGCAAGTGACGAGCAAAAAGATGCAATAACTGGACTCACAACTATGAGTAATTTATTAAAAGATAAGAACATTGATTTTTCAAATCTTGATCCTGCGATAAAAACACAAATTGAAACATTATCATTAAAGGCTGGATTACCAAGTGGACTAATAGAACAAGCAATGATGTCTGCTCCAAACGATGAAGTAAAAACAGTTAATGCAAGAACTGATAATAGCGGAAATGAGTTTTTTGATATTTTAAGAGTAAAACCTGATGGAAGTATGTATGTGCAATCGGTTTCAAGAGGAAAAGGTAAGGCACCAGAACAAACAACGCAAAATAAAGTTAGTGATATTAACAACTATATTGATAGTGTAAAAGGAAGCGATAAAAAGATAGCTTATGAGTCTTATGTAGAAGCATATAATAGATGGCAAAAAAATGGTGGAACATTATCAGATTTTAAAAATAAATTTCCTGCTCAATTTTTATTAGATGAGGGTAACTTAGAAATGTTACCAGATTATTTAAAACCAGCAGATAATAATGCTTATGGATTTTTAAATATATCTGCACCAGTTCAATGAACTTTATAGAAATAGTATCAAATTATTTGTCTGATATACTTTTTAAGAAACAAGAAAAAAGTGGGTTTGTACCAACTACTGATTTGGATAAAAAAATAATACCAGACTTATCAGGATTGCCAGAAAAATATCAGCAAGCAATTAAAAACTCTGGCACTATATCTGCTCCTACAGGAAAGAGTATTGATTTAAAAACTGCAAATCCTATTCAGTATGCAAACATAAAGGCACAAGAAAGCAAGGAAGCACAAAAAAAAGTTACAGAATTTGGTAAAACTATTTTAAGAGCTCCAGGAAGGGCTTTAGCTTCGTTTGTTATTGAAGGAGAGAACAAGGCACCAGAAACAATAACTCGTCAGATATTGTTTGGCGATCAACCAATAGACAGAGGATTTACTCCACAAACAGCATTGCAAAAATTTATCTTTGGAGAAGAGGAAGTTTTAAAATCAAGTGTTGCTTATCAAGAAACTAAAAAACAAATAGAACCAACATTTGGTAAAGCATCTATGCCAATTGCAGGAACTGCTGTGTTTGGTGGGCTTTTATTAGACTTAACGCCATTTGGAGGTAGTGAAAAAAAACTTGCAGAAACATTAGCTAAAGAAGGTTCTGAAAGTGTTGTAAGGAACTTAATGAAAGAAGCCAAATTTACTGATGATTTAATAGAAAAATATGCACCTTTGTTTGCTAAAGAGAAAGATATAATGAAAATAAACCAGACGATAAAGGCTATTAAAGCATCGCCAGGAATTGATAATGTAACAAAAAAAATACAAGACAATGTCAAGGGTTATCAAACTTTTGGTGGAGCTGGAGTAGGAACTGAAGCTCCTAATGCTTATTTAAGAGATTTAAATGTATTAACAAAAACAGACGAAGGAAAAGTAATAGCAAAGAAAAGTATTGATGATGCAATATCAAGAGGAGAAATTGTGCCAGATGCTAATGGCAAAATTACACTTTACAGAGTAGGCGAAGTTTCTGATAAAAATGATTTAATAAGTGCAACTTATGATAAAAGTTTTGCACAAGGTTTTGATAGAACAGGAAAAGCTAAAATTACTAAAATTAAAGTAAACCCAGATGACATAAGATATAACATAGGTGGAGTTGAAAAGGAAGTATTGGTTGATAAGAGTGTATTTAAAGGGGAAGTGTTGCCGAAAACAAATGATTTAACTTGGGCAAAAGGCACAAGAGCAGGCGGAATACAAAATGCTGGATTAAAAAATTATAATCAAGCAACAAAAGTTTTAGAAAATGCAGGCGAACTTCCAAAAGAAATAAAAGCAGAAAAAATAACAGAAGATTTTGTTAAAAATTATTATCAAACAAAAAAGCCACCAGTAATCGGTGATGTATTTATAAATGCCAAAGGCGAAAGAATTGAAATTACAAAAATAGATGACAATTCTGTTCGTTATTTTTTAAAAGGAAAAAATAAAGGAATTGAAGGTAAAATTTACGCAGGAGAAAATAAGTTTATGTCTGCATTAACCCCCCTCCCACAGCCCCAAAAAGCCCCCTCTGTTGGGTTAGAAAGTAAAATAGCACCTGAATTAGCTAAAGATACTTATGGAACAGTAAAAGAATGGGGAACAAGAAACCAATATGTAGCAAATAATCCGTATAGAAAACAGCTTGATGCTATGAAAAAAACAAAGAATTTTGATATGGAAGTTTTGAAAGATGCCGAAAGATGGGAAATGCAACAAGTTTTGAAAGATAAACCAGCATTTTTATCTAATAATTTATCCAAAGAAGAAATTACGGCTTTTGCAAAAAAGAATAAATTATGGTTTAGAAGTAATGGTAATGATATGGTCGTTGCTAAAGACATTGATTCTCTTAATAGAACCCTTAATGCAATGGACAGTGGAAATCAAAGAGAATTAGGGTTAGCTCTCGGTTATGAAGATTTAGGAATTCCTTCAAAAGTAGCCACAAAAAAAGCCCTGCCAGAGGAAGGGCGGGGATTAAAAGAAAGACAATTTGTAAAAACAGTAAAAGAAGCACCAGCTACAAAAGAAGAAGTAAAAAAAGGTTTAGATGAGCTAGATAATTATTATACTCCACAAGGCAACAAAGAATTAGTACAAGAAGCAGACGACTTAATTAAAAATAATATAGATGAAGCAGTAAGAATAGTTAAGTCGCCAACTGTGTCTGCTAAATCAAATATAATAGCTCAAAAATTAGTTATTGAATATCAAAATGCTAAAAGATATGAAGACGCTATTGATATAGTAGAAAACATTTCTAAAAAAGCAACCAATCAAGGACAAGCAATACAAGCATTGTCAATTTTTAATAAACTAACACCAGAAGGAGTTTTAAGATATACTCAAAAGATTTTAGATAAAGCAAATGTTGGTAGAAAAACACCATTAAAACTAAATCCTAAGAAAGCAGAAGAAATAATAGAACAAGCCACAAAAGTAAGCAAACTCCCAGAAGGTAGAAAAAAAGTTGTAGAAACAGCAAGATTAGTAGAAAAAGTTTTAGAACAAGTACCACCATCATTGGGGACTAAAATAGCAACATTACAAACAATGGCTCAATTATTAAACCCTAAAACATTTATAAGAAACATTGTTGGAAACTTGGGATTTGGAATTGCAGAAAATATAAAAGATATTATTGCTACTCCACTAGATAGTGCAATGTCTTTAATAACCAAAAAAAGAACAACAACATTACCAAGCATTAGAACTCAACTTGGAGGATTTAAAAAAGGATTAGCAGAAGGAGTAGAAGATGCTTTGCAAAGAGTTAATACTTCAATGGTAAATACTCAATTTGATTTACCAAAGACAAGAGTTTTTCAAGGTAGAGTAGGACAATCTTTAGAGAAATTACTTAATCTTGAATTAAGAGCTACTGATAGAGCTTTTTATCAGTCTGCTTATGATGGTTCACTATATCAACAATTAAAAGCAACAGGACTTGATAATCCAACAGAAGAAATGAAAGAGGTGGCACATTTTGATGCTTTATATAAAACATTTCAAGATGATAATGTTGTAAGTAAAATGTTCGTTGGAATTAAAAAAGCTTTTAATAATATAGGAATAAAAGATTTTGGTATGGGTGATTTTGTTTTGAAATATCCTAAAACGCCAGCTAACTTATTAGCAAGAGGCATAGAATATTCCCCTGGTGGTTTTGTAAATACTTTATATGAAGCCATAAGACCATTATTAGGTAAACCATTTAATCAAAAGAAATTTGTTGAAAGTTTTTCAAGAGCTATGTTAGGATCTGGTGCTTTAGTTGGTGCTGGAGCTTTGTTACACAGATTAGGAATAATATCAGGTAAACCAGAAAAAGATACCGACATTAAAGGAATACAAAGAATATCAGGATTAGGACAATACAGGATAAACTATTCTGCTTTAAAAAGATTTTTATTTTCAGGATTAAACCCAGAAACAGCAAAATTACAACCCAATGATATGTTAATTTCTTATGACTGGTTTCAACCAATGGCAATACCATTATCAATGGGAGCTAACATAGATGAAGGTGGTGGGGCAAAAGGACAAGTAATATCTGCTATTCAATCTATGACAGAGGGTATAAATACTTTAGGAGAACAACCACTTGTATCAGGATTTAGAAGAATTATGTTAACTAAAGACATTGCTTCATCTGTAGAAGAGTCTTTGAAAGGAATACCATCAAGTTTTATACCAATATTTTTAAGCCAAATAAATCAATTAATAGATAACACACAAAGAAATAGTTACGATCCTTCAACATATCAATATGCTTTAAATTTAGCTAAAGCTAAAATACCTGGACTTGCTCAAACACTTCCTGCTTCAATAGATGTTTTTGGAGAAGATTTAGAAAGATACCAAGGAGATACTAACAATTTATTTAATGTATTTTTTAATCCATCTTTTACTTCTTGGTATAAACCGACACCAGAAGCTAAAATGGTTTTAGATATAATGGATACAACAGGAGAAACAAAACACTCTCCAAGGGTAGTTGGAAAAACATATACTATAAATGGTGAAAGTAAAAAATTAAATCCTAAACAAATTACAGCAATGCAAAGATATGTAGGAACTATTACAAAAGAATTATTTTCAAGTTTTGCTTCTGATAATAAATTTCAAGCACTGCCACCAGATGAAAAAATAAAGTATTTATCTAATGTTTTATCAGATATAGGTTCTGCTGGTAAGATAGTTATTTTAGGAGACAGACCAAAAAAACCAAGTAAAGATGTATTAAATATTATTAAAATTTTTAATGGACAAAGATGAACTTACAACAATTTTCAGATAAACACGAATTATTATCTCCAACAATTGCTATTATATTGATATGTTTATCAAGTTTAGTTTTACTTTATATATTTGATAATGGAACATCTAATAAACAATTTAATGATCCATCTTTATATCCATATATTTTAGAATTAGAAGATTATAATTAAAATCAAAATAAATTTATGTCCCCAGCAAAAGGATTTCGTCTATCTCCACCAGGATCAGCGACCGCAGGCTTAGTGCCATATACAGGAGCAATCTCTGATGTTGATTTAGGTGTGAATGATATTACAGCAAGATACTTTATACCTACAACTGGATATAAATCAGTAGATGGAACAGTGGGTGCTTCAGCGACAACAGGAGGACTTACATTCAAAAATGGACTTTATACAGCAGGATCTGCTTCATCTGTATCCTTCGGCACCACCACCCAAATCCCCTATATGAACGCAGGGGGGACGGATTTTCTGTATGGGGCAGGACTAACTTTTAATGGGAATAAGCTAACGCTTGGCTCGGTAGATGCATTTCGTGCGTTAGATTTAACAAGGTCATTTACTGGTTCAGCTCTTAATGTGGAAAAAGTAATAAATCTTTTTACCGATTTGAGATGGACAGGGGCATCCAATATCTTGGGTGTTAATTTTTACAATTACTTAAATGACTATCGTTCAATAACATCAGGAACCACAGATACGATTGCTGCATCATATTATTCCGTTACTCGGCAGGGTTCGTGGACTTGTGGAGTTCTTACAACCAGCACAATGGTAGGAATGAATAATGTTATGGGAGATTCAGGTACATATACGAAAACAACAGGAAATACGACTGTTAATCAAAGTGCAATGAAACCCTCGGTTTCTAACTTATACGCCGTTGATATGGCGGGTAGAGTTATGACATATAATTCATTCGGAATCAACTTCTCTATTGCAGGAACCCCGACATTGACAAATGGAACACTCAATGCAAATTCTTATGGGTATTCCATCACGGGAGCAGGGCATACCGTGGGGACTCATACAATCTATGACTTTTATACTTCCGTTACTGGCGGCGGAACTCACTGGGGATATTTCAATATTGGGACGGGGAATAATCTTCTCGGAAATGACAATGTAGTTTCTTATGTCGGCACAGGCGTTGATTCAGGATATTACTACAATGGGACAAATACTATTTGGAAAAACTATGTCGGTACGGGATATTTTGATTTACAGATGAACCTGCAACTCTCGGCAAAGAACATCATCACCGACACAACGACAGGGATGCAGATAGGGACAGGAGCAACACAGAAGTTATCTTTTTACGGGAAAACTCCAATCGTACAAGCAACAGCTTTAACTGTAGTAGATGCATCAGCAGTAAATTCTGGCGATGCTACAACAGATACAGTAATAAATAATATGAGGACAAGAATTAATGAGCTTGAGAGCTAACTTTCTGCTTATGGCTTGCTTCCGTAGTTATTAAATTATTATTAAATAAAAAATATATGCCAATATTTCAATTTACAATATCAACAGAAAATTCCACAAAATTATTAAATGCATTTTGTGAACTTAATAATTATCAAGTAAAAATACCAAACCCAACTTCAACAAGAGAAAATCCTTTGCCAGATATTGATAACCCAGAGAACAAAACAAATTTTATAAAACGAATGATTAGCCAATGGCTTAAACAACAAACAAGACGCTGGGAGGAAAAATTATTAAAAGATGCAGTTATCACAACTGATATAGAAATAACATAATGAAAACCTACACAGAAGAGCAAGTTTTAAAAGAAAAGAATTTATCATTTAATGAAGGGATGACACACACAAATTCAAGTCCTAATACTCTTAAATTAATTGAAAAATTTGAAAATAAATTTAATGAATATACTGAAACACACCAAAAACAACACGATGAATTAAAAACAATGCTTATGCCAGTAGTCAATACTTATGAGGGAGTTGCTTTTATGTCAGAAACTTTAGGAAAAGTTTTAGTTATTATTTCTATTATTTCAGGATTGATTTGGGGCTGGTTTGCTTTTGGTAAAGATTTGTTTAAGTGATTTGACATAATTTATTGAAGTTGTAAAATTAAGATGTTCAGGTCTTTTGGTGGTTTATAGCGAAACTTTTTGATGTTTTCGCATCTCTCGTATTGGCAGAACAACTCTCTATAGGAGGAGTTCCGCTATAAGCTACCGATGTTCTTTCAAAGGAGGTTACAAATGCGTAAGCGACACAGACAGCGTAAGACACCGTGCAATATGTCAAACCATCATATTTTTCCTGTTAGTAGGACTAATGGGAAAAACACAGACACTGTCCGTATCCACATCAAGATACACCAGAAGTATCATTCATTATTTGGAAATATGATACCTGACGAGATACTGGAATATCTCATAGATGTGTTTTGGAACGGCTACTTACCAAAGCGTTGCAGGCAAAGTTGCTTCTACGACTTTAAGGAGAAGTAAGATGCAAGTTCTAATGGACTGCGAAAAGGTAGGACAGGACACTCGCTGTAGAGTGTCAAAAATGTCGTGTAAACGAATGTTCTGGGAGTTTGACATAAACTCTGCAGATGATTTTGAGAATTTTATTAAAGTAATTGCACGAGCTTGGGCAGATGCAGAAACCGACAAGCAAGGGCTTCACTTGCATTGCAATCAGGTTGACAAAAGTGACCTCTAATCGCCTATACAGGCAGAAATGCCTTCTTACAGGCGATATTAGTCCTCAGGGACTATCACAAAAGGTGGCTGTGATCCGCTCCAGCCACCTTCTATTACCTAATGAAATAAGTATAATTATACTCAAACTATACTCATATTATACCTATGCAAATCTACTCAAAACACTTATTAATCTATACAAGATAAAAATAATAAATATAATAAATAATATGGTTTTTTTACAAGAATGTAAAATTAAATGTTCTAAATGTAAAAAAGAAATATCAGCTATTTAACATTACCTAAAACCATTATTTAACATTTTAGTCTTAAAATCAGTAAAATTATTTAACAATATAAACTTATGGAAAATTCAATCAATGGAGTTTTAGAAGATAAAAGAAGTCCTTTGGATATTGAAAAGGACTATAACCACGAAGAAGTAATACCTATGGCTATTCCGCTTAATTGGAAGCGAGATATGTCGGGTTGTCCTCAATACTCCGTTCGTGATCAAGACGGCAGTTTTTCTTGCGTAGGACAAGCACTTGCAAAATCACTTGAAATAATCACAGGAGTTGTGCAATCAGCCCACCCTATATATAGAAGACGAGGCAATTTTCCAAATCGTGGAATGTGGCTTCAGAATGCTTTTGATATTGTTAAAAGACTTGGGACTACAACTGAAAGTGCTGATGTTTCACAAAAAATTGACGAAAGTCAAATGAATAGAGATGTTGTTGTAGAAACTCCATTAAAACAGCCTGCTTATATTAGAATTGATCCCATTGATATTGATAAAATTGCTATGGCTATTGAAACACAAAAACATTGTGTACTAACTGTTGTTAGTAATTATGAAGAATGGAATACTGTAAAACCAGTAGTCTTAAATAGTAATATAACTTTCGGACACGCTATTTGTGGGATTTATTATTTTACTGACGAGAACGGAGTAAAATGTATTGTTGTTGATGAAAGCTGGGGCGAAAATAATATAAGGCGAAGAGTTTTGACAGAAGATTTTATTAGGGCAAGAGGAACAGGTGCTATGTATTTTATTCCAGCAATAGAACCCGAGCCATTACCAAAACCAAAATTTACTTTTCAAAATGTTTTACTTTATGGGCAAAGCAATTATTCAATTAAGATTTTGCAAGACATATTAAAGTATGAGAATTTATTTCCTTTGAATATTACCTCTACAGGTAACTATTTACAAATTACAGCAAAGGCAGTCTTGGCTTGGCAAAGAAAACACAAAGTTGCTTCGGAAAGTGAGTTATCTTCTCTTATGGGTAAAAGGGTCGGGGAGAAAACAATTAAAGCATTAAATAGTATTTATTCTTAATTAGTAAAAAGTTCTCTTAACGCTAAACATCTGTTTATTGTAAAGTGGACTTAACACTAAAATAAAATGTTAAACATATTAGAGAGTGCCAGCAAAGTGGTATTTATTATGATAGCATTATCAGCCTGTATTGGGTTATTCGTAGGCGTGATAACTTCAGAAAACTTTATGGTTTTAGCTTCAGGTTGCTTTGCATTTTTCTTTGCTTATAAAGGAAGCGATGCAACAACATCTGGGCAACCATACGCAGGAAAATAAAATGTCAAAAAAATAGTTTGGCTATGCTTATGCCTTGTGTTGATTGGAACAACAGCGATCATTGGATATGCAGATGCCCCACAAAAAATTGACGAAAGTCAAATGATAGGTTTATTATTAGCTTGTTCTTTTGGTTTGGCAGGTATTGGAATTGGTTTTGATTATTTACCAGATAATGTAGTTCAGACAATTTATCAGATATTTATTGGAGGAATTGCACTTTATCAGGTATTTTATAAAGCCATTTATCAGCAGACCATTATGAATAAAAAAGATGTGTAATAATCCAAAAACTAAAGTTTGGAGAGATAAACAAAAAATCTATAACTTAATCGCAATTATAATTCCGATAATAATAGTCGGACTTATATTTTGGAGTAGTGTAAAGTAAAAATATATTGAAGTCTCACTAACTCAATAATTCCAAAGTGGAATGTGGACAGGAGCAATCCGCACGATAGTGAAATATGAAACATAAATTTAAATATTTTAGAAAAAGAAAAAAAATAAGAAAATATCTTTTATCTCAATGGTCAAGAAAAAACCATAAGAGAAATTTGTTATATGAAATTAAAAAGAAAGAAATATGATTGAAATTTTCTCAATTATCAATGTAATTTTTATCTTATTTTTGATTGTTTGGATGAGTTTTTAGGGTGTGGATAACTTTTGATTTGACATAAGTTTTGGTTGTGATAAAATAGATAATGTAATATTAAAAATAATAGAAAATGTCTAAACTCAATAAAAATTTAGTATGTATAATTTCACAAAAGGGAGCTTGCGTTCACCAAGTTTTCTTTTGCGAGATTAGACATTTCGGCAAAACCATTTCTTAACTGAAGTGGTTTTGTTTTGTTTGGAACTTGCGAAAGGGGGTAATTCATCAAGCAAGTATAAATAATAGATGACGATGGCAGTGCATTGCCGAAACTTGCACCTGAACTCAAAAACATTTTAATAAGTTCAGATCCCTTCCTACCTATTTAAAAAAAGAATGGGGGGAGGGGGGGCAATACCCTAAATCTAAAAACATTATAAATAAGTTAAAAAATAAAAAAAGTCTTGGCAACAGTAATGAGTAGGTGCCTGCCAAGACGCCTACTCATTTTTGTTAAAGACAATATAATATGCAAAGTAGTATAAGGTTTAAAGTTTTTCAAAGAGATGGATTTATATGTCAATATTGTGGGGAAAAACCACCAAAAGCAATATTGGAGGTTGATCATATAATTCCAAAATCAAAAAATGGAAAAGATAATTTTGACAATTTAATAACTGCTTGTTTTGAATGCAATAGTGGAAAGAGTAATAAAGACTTAAAAGATATTCCAAAAACAATAGAAAAAAATATTGAAGAAATAAAAGAGAGAAAAAAACAATTAAAAGAATTTTATAAATATCAAGAAGAAATTGAAAATAGAAATAGTAAAATATTATTTGAAATATCTTGTTATTGGGAAGAATTGTGGGACGGAAAATATAGTTTAAATATTCGTGGCGAAGCAAATGTAAAAATGTTTTTGAAAAATTTTGATAAAGAAGAGATTAAAGAGGGAATGGCTATTGCAAGGGGTAAAAATTTAAATGATATTGAGAGGAGTTGGAAATATTTTTGTGGAGTAATGTGGAATAAATTAAGAAATAAAAATGAAGATTATGAGAATAAAAAATAACAATGACATTTTAGTAGACCACTTTTTTACTCTTAAAGGGTGGGCAAATAAACCGAGAGAATTTTATATTGAGCGAAAAATAAATTATGGGCGATTTTGTAAAGAGGCAAAAGGCCTATTGGAACTATGCGATAATAATTTAGAAGTAGCAAAAAATAAAATTTCAAGAATTAAATTGTGGGCAGATGACAATAAACTTGATTGGATAATATCAACTGCTACAAAAAGATTTTTGGAAATAAAATAAAATGGAATTAACAAAAATATTTAATGAGCCAATAAATTGTGATTGTAAAAAGTGTAAATGTTATCATTGCGGAATTGAAAAAATAGAAGTGGAAGAAAGAGATAATGAAGGTAAAATGAAAAAAAGATTTGTAAAAGCAGTACAACTTTATAGGACAACAAAAAGAACAGGACTTGGCAAATACAGATTAGTAGATGTTTATATTTGTACTGAATGCAGATCAAGATGGGAAGAGATTGTTGCTGATAAAAAATATAAGATAGAAAAAATACAAGAAGAGCCAAAGAAAAAGCCGAGATTATTAAAAGATTATAATAGCGAACAAATAATTGTATCAGAAATTAAATTTTAAATTATTATTATGAAAACAAAAGAATTAAAAGAATGTCAATGTTGCGGAAATACAATTTATAAAAGTTCTGGGATTTCAGCATTTTGGTTATTAGGAAAAAAGTTTGTATATTGGGTTTGTTTTGAGTGTTATAATAACAAAAGTCGTCAAAAAATATTTTTAAGAATGCAAAATGATTAAATTTTAAAGATTATGAAGTTGTTGAGTTTAGCTAAAAAATATAATTACATTTGTTTTTGGTGTAATGATAGATTTCTTTTAGAGGATTTAAGCCGAGATCATAAAGTTCCTCAAAATTGCAGATATAAAAATAGTGATGCTGGAAGTTGTGTTTTATCTTGCAGAGTTTGTAATAACAAAAGAGGTAATATGGATTTTGAGTATTGCAGGCAAAACAAAAAATTATTATTTAAAAAATATTCACATAAATTAAATAGATTATGAAAATATTAAACTTATATGCAGGAATAGGAGGTAATAGAAAAAGTGGTGGTAATCGTAATACAGATATGATATAATAGAAGTATGAAACAATGGTCAAGAAAATATAAAGAATGTAAGTTTTGTGGTTGCAATGCACGACCCCATAAGGGTAACGGGTTGTGTGTTAGATGTTGGGAAAGATTAGTTCGCAATAAAACTGTTAAAAGAAAAGAATGGCAAAAGGAATATAGGGTTAAAAGCATAGGGAAAATTAGAAAAAACAACGACAAATATAATCATAGTTTGAGACAAAAAGTAGTTGATTGTCTTGGTGGTAAGTGTATAAAGTGCGGATTTAACGATATAAGAGCATTACAGATAGACCATATAAATGGCGGTGGGTATCAAGAAATGAAAAATCTTTCTGCTAAACAACGCTATAAATTGGTTTTACAATCTACGCAAAACAAAGAGAAAAAATATCAACTTTTGTGTGCTAATTGTAATTGGATTAAAAGGTTTGAAGATAAAGAAGTTAAAGGGTCTCCAAGAAAATATTTATGAAAATTTTGAATTTATATTGTGGTATAGGGGGAAATCGTAAAAATTGGGGAGATGACCACGAAATAACAGCAGTTGAAAATGTGCCAGAAATAGCAAAGATTTACCAAGACTTCTTTCCAAGGGACAAAGTTATTATTGCAGATGCACACCAATACTTATTAGACCATTACAAGGATTTTGACTTTATATGGAGTAGTCCGCCCTGCCCGACACATAGCCGATTTAATCATTTATCAAATGTGCAAGAAGGTAAAAAGATAAAATATCCTGATATGGAGTTATGGCAAGAGATTATATTTCTAAAACATTGGTTTAAGGGAAAATATGTTGTTGAAAATGTTATTAGTTATTACGAACCGTTTCTACAACCGACAGAAAGTGGAAGTCATTATTTTTGGACTAACTTTGTATTTACTCCTACACCAAATATAAAAAGGGGAATAAAAAGGAAAGATGAAGAAGATTTCTTACGAGAACAACAAATGGGAATAAGTTTAGATGGATATAAATTCAAAATAAAACGGGATAGAAGAAAACTAATAAATAATTGCGTAGAACCACAAACAGGACTCCATATTTTTCAAGAAGCATTTAGAGAATATAAAACATTATTATAAAATATATGCCCTACTCATACCTAAAAGAAAACGAGTCAGTAATTCTCAATAAGGGATTAATAAAAAGATATCGCAAGAACTTTTACAGTTGGGAACGCAAGGAAAAAGAAAGGCAGGAGGATTTGGAGAGGTGGCATAAAAAAGTTATCCACATAGCAACCACTAAACAGGACTTGACAAGGTTTTAAAAATAGAATAAGATTAAATTAGCCTAAGCTGTTCACCCATAATAATTAAAATAAAATACAATGCAAAATATAGCACAACAAGAAAATAGAAAAAGAAGAGATTTAGAGATTAGTTCAAAATATCCTATTAGAACAATGAGAGAACTTGCAAAAGAATATAATTTATCAATAGGTAGAATAAAACAAATAGTAGATAAAATTAAAATGAAAGAAAAATATGAGAAAATTACCAACAAACAAAACAGACAAACAAAAGATAATAATAAATGCTACTTATGATTATTTTGGAATAATGACACCAAAAGAGAAAGCAAGAGCCAATCAAATAGCATTATGGATTATGGGAAGAAAGGCAAGAAATGAAATATTACCAGAAGAACAAAAAGCAGTTAGACAAATACAAGAAAACATAAAAGACGAAGTTTATACCAAAGGACTACTTCTAAACCCAGTTTCGTTATAGGTTTTCTCTCAATAACTTAATAGTTAGCAGTATAAGGGAAAATATAACATAGCAAAAAGGTACAAAACCCACTCCCTATAAATTTTAAAAGGTCGTTATAGGGGCAAAACACAATTGACCAATTAAATAAAAGTATGAAAACAAAACACGCTTTTAAATATCATAATCCCTATTTAGAACAACTTAAAGATTTCTTGTGGGCTACACTGATAACAATTTTATTCTTTGTATCACAAGCAATGGTTATGGATTTCTATTTGGGAAAACCAATATGACAGAAAAAGACATTGAAAGCTGGTTAAATAAAGGTTTATTAACAGATGATGAAGCAGATAGATTAAGACTTAAAATGATTGATAAAGACCGAGAAGCCGAGATAACAGAAGACCAAGAATTTAGGTGGGGAGAAGTTAGAGGTGATACTGATGATGACTGGTATTATGCCCAGCAATTAAAAAACAATGAGTGGTAAAAATTACAATAGCTTATTTCCAATTTAATCAGCCTGCTCTATCATTTTTAATAAGCGATGATCGGGCTGGCTAAATTGGACAAAACAAATGTCAGAAAAACAAAGTCAATTACAATTAGTAGAACAAGAATTTAAAAGAGAACTCAAAGGAAACGAAACAGCATTAAAAGCTCTTTTGCAAACAACATTTAAAGGATTTACTCCTGAACTTATGCAGAAAGCAGTATTTGAGGGAATGATGAGGGGTTTTACTTTTAAAGACTTCTTGCAAAAAGATGTCTATGCCATACCTTATGGTCAAAGTTATTCTTTAGTAACTTCAATAGACTTCTCAAGAAAAATTGCAATGCGTTCTGGTCTTGCTGGAAAGTCAGAGCCAAAATTTGTAGAAAATGAAAAAGGCGAATTAGTGTCTTGCTCAATTACAGTCAAAAGAAATGTTGATGGAGTGATTGGCGATTATACAGCAATGGTAAGGTTTGATGAATACAATACAAAGAGAAATTTGTGGCAGACAAAACCATATACAATGATTGCAAAAGTTGCCGAGATGCACGCATTGAGGTCAGCTTTTCCTGAAGAAATGGCTAAACAATTTATTCAAGAGGAATTACAAAGAGAGATAGTTGTTGCAAAAGAAGTTGTAAATGTAGATGAGTATAAAAAACAACTTGAAGCATCAATTTGTTTAGAGGAACTACAATCTGTTTATGCTAATATGCCAGTAAAAGCAAAAACAGAACTTAAAGGTCTTGCACAGAAAATGAGTAAAGACTTCCAAAAAGAAGTCAAAGAAAATGAAAACCCAAAAATTTCAAAATAGAGAAGAGTGGCTACAAGCCAGAACTGGCAAAATCACAGGAACTATACTCAAGGATATCATTACACTTCGCGGTACAGCCCCAAAAAAGGGCTTCTACCAGCTTATTGCAGACCGAGTGGCACTTCCAGCCGATGGCGAGAATGCAATGGACAGGGGCGTAAGATTAGAGCCTGAAGCTATAGAAAGATTTATGAAGCAAGAAAAGAAAAAAGTTGATACAAGTTTGATGATGTGGATTTCAGAAGAAAACGAAAGCATGGCAATTAGTCCTGATGGTGTAATTGGCGAAACAGGAGCAGTGGAAGTCAAATGTTTAAATTCTGCAAGCCATATTGAAGCTTGGCTAACTCAAAAAATACCAACAGAGCATTATTTTCAATCATTGCAATACTTCATAATCAATCCGAAGTTAAAATGGTTATACTTCGTATTCTATGACCCACGAGTACCAGCAAAAGATTTTTTCTTTATTACTCTTGAAAGAAAAGATTTAGAGGTGGAAATTGAAAAGTATTTAATTCAAGAGTTAGCAATACTTAAAGAAATAGAAAAAATAGTATTAGAATTAACTTTTTAAAAAAAATATGGAAAACTTAAATATAGAAAAATTTAATCCGACAATAATTGAATTAAACAGTCTTGTTGTAAAAAGCAAGGATGTAGATATATCAAATTTAGTAGAAGTAAAAGAAGTTAGAATTGAATTAAGAAATGCAAGAGTAGCAATTACAAAACAAGGCAAAGAATATAGACAGCAAGCTTTAGATTTTCAGAAGGCAGTAATTGCTAAAGAAAAAGAATTAGTGGCAATTATTGAACCTGAAGAAATAAGATTAGAGCAAATTGAGGAAAATGCAAAATTAGAAGAAGCCAAAGCAAAAAGAATTGCAGTTTTGCCAAGAAGAAAAGAAATGCTTGCAGAAATAAAAGATAATGTTGAAATAATAGATGACGAGATTTTGGAAATGGATGAGGTTGCATTTTCTGCATATCTTAACCAAAGAATATTTATTAAAAACGAGGCTGATAAATTGGCTCTTGAAGAAAGAGAAAGAAAACTCAAGGAAGAAGAGAATAAAATAATTAGAGAGAAAGAAATTAAAGAAGCTCAGGAAAAAGCGAGAATTGAAGAAAGGGAAAGAATGGAGAAACAAGAAATTGAAAGAAAAGTTAGAGAAGAATTTAATGCAAAGGCAGAACAGGCAAGAATACAAAAAGAGCAGGAAATAGAAAAAAAGAGGATTGAAAAAGAAAAAGTTGCCGAGCAAGAAAGGTTAGAGAAAGATAAAAAATATCAGAAATTTTTAAAAGATAATGGTTATTTGGAAAGCGAAAAAGAAAACTTTATTATTCAAAAATCTTCTTCTAAAATAATTCTTTTTAAGAAGGTTGGAGAAATAAACATTTAATTTTATGGCAGAAAAAATATTTGTGGAAGGATTATTTTATAAGCTACCCAGTGATAAAGCTCCAAAGTTTATCAAAGCGAATTTATCATTTAATGTTGTAAAATTTGTAGAATTTTTACAAGCACAACAGAATGAGAGGGGATGGGTAAATATTGATGTCAAAGAAAGCCGAGAAGGTAAAATTTACGCAGAAGTAAATACTTGGCAAGCAGAAAAAAAAGATGTGCCAGTAATTCAAGAGGGGCAATCATTTGAAGAGCAAATGAGCGCTCCAGCACAAGAGCCGACAAAGAGTGATGATAATAATTCAATAGACATAAAGGATATTCCTTTTGCCTAAAAATTATGGAAAATCAAAAAGAATATAAACAACGAACAGATTTACAAAACCGATCATTGCATAAATATTGCACTATGTTATCAGACACTCTTGTTGAAGGAGGTATAACTTATAAAAAGTTTTTAGAAATAATGGACGAAGTAGATATGTCTCCTGAAATAGTAAAATCAGTTTTTAGAGAATATGGCAGATTAAAATATGGTAAAAAAAGTACAGCAGACTTAACAACAAAAGAGATGATGGAAATATTTGATGAATTTACATCAAATATTTCTAAAATAGGAGTTTATGTTCCTTGGCCATCTCAAGATGAATTATACTATAAAAACAATTATAAAAACATATGAAATTTGAAAAAGGAAATTGTCATAATCCATATGGAAGACCAAAAGGAATTCCAATGAAACAAGAGTGGAAAGATAGAATGAGTAAAGTAAAAACTGGTATGAAGTATAAACCTATGTCTGAAATTGGAAAACAAAATTTAAGTAAAGCACATATGGGGCAAAAAGGTTATTGGACTGGCAAAAAAAGATTACATATGACAGGAGAAAAACATTTTGCTTGGAAAGGTGGGATAAGTAAAGATGATAGACATTATTTAAGAATTAGAAGAAATAGAAAATATAATGCAGACGGCTCACATACTTTTGGCGAATGGGAATTATTAAAAAAACAATATGGATTTATTTGTCCATATTGTAAAAGGCAAGAACCAGAAATAAAACTTACCGAAGACCATATTATTCCATTAAGCAAAGGTGGTTCAGATTATATTGAAAATATACAGCCATTGTGTAAAAGTTGTAATTGTAAGAAATATAATAAAATCATAGACTGGCCATCAAACGATCAAAACAATTTTCTAGAAACCTATAAATAACAAAAAATCTGGTGCTATTGGGGGTACGAAGTAATGGCGTATATAGTCTATGATTATATATAAAATTACACAACCATAGTCTGGATTTAATAATAATCAAAACCGATGAACCGCAAGAACAATAAAGCAAAATCTTGCGTAGAGTAGTGGATTAACTACTTACCTGAAGCCACGCGAAAGCGAAGGTATGGTAAAAAAGCCTGACTGATATGTCGGTTTACTAAAATTTATGAAACAATTAGACCTCAACACAATTAAACTTCCAGTTATAATCAGAGAACCTATAAGCCTTAAAGCTATAATCAGAAAGTTTATGGTAAGTTCGAATTTCGAGCAGGGACAGGTTTGGTATAAAAAACAGTTAGTAAGAGATTCTGGCAGATTTAGCCTGACATTACGGTTTAATAAAAGTAAGTAGTTGACAATCATTTTTAAAAGCGTATAATTAAGCTATAATAATTAGCTTGGAAACTAAAAGGGGTATCTTCTTCCAAGCGGGTATCCCTTTTAGTTGAAAAATATATGTTAGATAAAAGAAAATATAATGGTTCATTTAAAAAAGGTAATAAAATAAACTTAGGAAGAAAAACATCCGAAGAAACAAAAAGAAAACAAAGTCTTAGTATGATTGGTAAAAATTTGGGAAAAAAACGCACAAAGAAAACATTGGAAAAGATGTCTATTGCACAAAGATTGGAAAAGGGACACAACTGGAAAGGAGAAAATGCTTCAGTCGCTTCGAAACACAGATGGATTATAACATATTATGGGAATCCGCCTAAATGTGAAGATTGTGGAATGATTGGGAAAAAAACTGGTAAAATTATAAAACAATGGAATATTCAATGGTCTAATTGCGACCATAAATATCGTAGAGTTAGAGAAGATTATAGGGGCAGATGTCAGAAATGCCATTGGAAATATGATGGTCACGCTGAAAAATTAAGTAAAATGATGAAGGGTAAAAGACCAAAGCAGTTCATAGAATATTTGACTGGTATAAATCAAACAAAGGTTAAAAATAACGGAGTGCTCAAAGCTCCCCAGTCGCCAGCTATTAGTGCGACTTAAATAAAAAGATATGTATAAAAGAAAAAAAATAAATCCTAATCCACAAAACATAGATAAGTTCAATTGGTTTTATGATAGAGGGAATTACCTAGAGTTTATTCACGAAGTTAGAGATAAAAATGGTAATTTTATCCAGACGGATATTTTTAAAGTAAAAATAAACAAATTAAGTAATTTTTTAGTAAATTTACAATAACCTAATCTCCTCCCAGCCAGAGGATAAAATAAAATGAGAATACCAGATATATCTATTTTGGTAATGCCACCATTTGAAGTAAATGGACAGTGGTATGAAGTTTTTCACGGTGTGGTTAGAAAAATATTTTATGGTAAAATTGATGTTATAAGAACCATAGAATATAATTGGGAAGAAAATAAAGATTTAGTAAATGAAATTTTATATTATAAAATTAATAAATAACCCTATGCTAAACTTAATTAAAAAATTTATAAATAAAATAGTGGACTTCTTTAGCTGGGATTTCGGCAACTGGTGGGGAAGTGATAAAGATATAAAAGCAATGTGGCGTAATTTATGGAATTAAAAAATAAAACTTATGATACAAAATATTCATTATTTTAAAGATTTTAATTGTGTGAATTGTGAAAAAATAACAAGACAATCTACAACATCAGGAACTCCTGAAAGTGAGAGGTTGAGTACATTATGCACAAATAATTGTCCTGATTATAATGGAATGGAAATTTTACACAAAGAAAATTGTACTTGTGAATGCCACCAACTAAAAAATATAACATCACATCTTTGTTTTTGTTATAGAAAATGTAAATGTCAAGATGAACGAGAAAAATTAATTACAGAAATTGAAAACTTAATAACAGAAGAAATGCTAATCTGTCATCACGAGAATACCCCAACAAGTCGCTTAACAAGTTTAGTAATGGCAATTAAAAACCTAAAATCTTAAAATTATGAATATATTTTGTAAAATATTTGGGCATAAATATGTGCAATGGAATTGGTGGGATAAAGAAACAGAACAATATACATACAAAAAATTTGATTATTGTTTGAAATGTGGAAGATATAAATTACAAAGGGAAAAATTTAATTCAGTAAATTTAAATGACACCAAATCAAACACAACAACAATTCTATAATTATTTACAAACCAATTTGCATAGTTTAGGAGATAAGTTGCATAGTTTACAGAATATCAAAGGAACTTATCTTGTACATTGTGTGGTGGGATTGGTGGTAATAATTATAATCTGCATTTTAATAGCAAATAAAATAAGTAAAAAATAGATGAGAAAATCTAAAAACAATTCTGCCTATAAGAAACGCTTATGGCGATTAGTCAGCGAGTATGTCAGGCGTAAAGATGCTGATAGTAATGGCTATGTAAAATGTATCTCTTGTGGAGTTAAGAAACATTATACTGAACTTGATGCGGGGCATTATTTACCCAAGAGTAAAGGAAACTGTATTATGTGGGAAATTAAGAATATTCATCCTCAGTGCACCTATTGTAATCGCTATATGCACGGCAATCAAAATCCTTATGCTTTAGCACTTATAGATATATATGGTCAAGAGATTTTAAAAGAGCTTGAATGGAAATCTCACCAAACTTGCCCTATGAACGAGTTAGATTATTTAAAACTAATAGAGTTTTACCAAAACAAATTAAAACAATTAAATGAAACTTTGTAAATATTGTAAAAAAGAATTGTTACTAACTAAAAGCACTGAAATCATTAAACTATATTGCAATGATCGTTGTAAAAGATTATTCAATGCTAAAAGAGTTAGTTTGTTAAGGAAGATTAGAAATTTGAAAAGAATTATTAACCCTTGACACTAGTTTATTAAAAAAGTATTATTAAATATAAATAATAAAAAAATATGGCAACAATAAAACAAAATTTATTGAAAGATAAAAACCAAACTCCAGAAGCATAGCCTTTTGGTTTTTTTATATGAAAATTTATTTAAGAAACAAAGAAAATTTTAATAAAGAAACAATAGAATTTTACGAAAATAATTTTGATATTGTAGAAGAAAAAGATGCAGATATAATTATGATAAATGATTTTGAGTCAATTGAGACAGATAAGATTGTGGCTTGTAACAGCACAGGAAAAGATCATATAAAAGCAAAAGAAATAATAAGTTTAAGAGGAGAGGATCTATCTGACTTAACTGCAGTAGCTGAACTTACACTAGGAATGGCTATTTATTGCACTAGGATTTTTAAAAAAGAAGAGGTAAGAGGCAAGACTTTAGGAATAATTGGATATGGAAGAATTGGAAAACAATTTGCATATTATGCAAACGAACTTGGAATGAAGTTTGATTATTATGAAAAAGAAGATTTAGATAAAAAATTAGAATATGTTTTACAAAATTCAGACATTATTTCTCTGCATATCACATCAGACGAATCAAACAGAAACTTTTTTAAAAGAGAGCATTTTGAAAAAATGAAAGATGGAGCAATATTTTTGAACTCGGCAAGGCCATGGCTAGTAAATCAAGAAGACTTTTATTGGGCATTAGAAAACAAATTATCTGGCGCTTGGGTAGATTTTAATATGCCATTTGTAGAAAATTTAGTTACGACTCCACATATAGGGGGAGGAACTTTTGAGAGCAAGAAAAAGAGTGAGTTAATTTTAGCTAATAAGTTAAAAAAACTTTATGGAACAACAAGATAAAAAAGTTAGAATATTCTTTTTACAAAAATACCAAAAAGAAGATAAAAGATTACAGGAAGAGCAAAATAATATTTTAAGATGGAATACCAGATTGACTATTTGGGCTACTATTTTTGGAGGATTGGCTATGTTGTTTCAATTTATTCAGATTATAGTAGATATAATATTAGTAAAGTTTTCAAGATGATAAAAAAGGATTGTAAATTCTGTAAAAAAGTATTTAGTGTTTATCCTTATAGAAGGGAAAAGGCAATTTTTTGTTCTTATAAGTGTTTAGGACAATGGAGTAAGGAAAACTTATCTGGTGGAAAAAGTCTATTATGGCAGGGCGAAAAAACAAATTATTATAATCTTCATAAAAGGTTAGTAAAATATTTTGGTCATCCCAAACAATGCGAGCATTGCGGAAAAATAGGAATAAAAGAAGGTAGAAGGTGGAATATAGAATGGGCATTAAAAAGGGGCGAAGAGTATGAATATAAGATAGAAAATTTTTTACATCTTTGTAGGTTTTGTCATAAAAAATATGATTGGGTAGATTTGGGTAATAGAAATAAACTTGGTGAATTTGTTGTTATATATGAATAATATAATTTGTTTTATTCCTGCCAGGGAAGGAAGTAAGAGTGTCCCCCACAAGAACATAAGATTGCTTAATGGAAGACCACTCATAAGTTACACTATTGAGCAGGCTTTTAGGGCAGGAATAACAAGGGTAATTGTAAATTCTGATAGTGAAAAGTATTTAGAAATTGCAAAAGAATATGGAGCAGATGTTATGTTAAGACCATCAGAATTGGCAGGAGATAAAACATCAATGTTTGAGGTTTTGAAAAATGAAATTACAAAGATTGACCCAGTGCCTGACATAGTTATGCTATTATCAGCAACAGTTCCTTTTAGGGAAAACATAATTGTAAAATCGGCAATTTCATTTTTTATAAATAATTTAGATAAATTTGATTCTTTAATTTCAGTACAGAAAGTGCCGAATGAATATAACCCAGCACAAGTTATTGTGAGTAGTCAATTTGGACTAATAATGGCAGATGGTAAGCAGATTAAAGATAGGATTACTTCAAGACAACAATATCCAGATGCTTATGTTACTAGCCAAGGAATTTATATTTTTAAAACAAGCAATTTAGAAAAAGGGAGTATGTATGGGGAAAGGACAATGTTACTGGAATGCAATAAAAGTATTGATATAAATACTTCAGAAGATTGGCAAAAATGTGAAGATTATTTAAAATCAAAATAAATGCAAATATTAGCCGACATCGGAAAAAATTTTATAGATCACGATTGGAAAAATGGAGCAATGACGGTTCCATATTATGCAGAAAGAGCTGTAAAACTTATAAAAGAAGTAAAACCTGCAGGAGCAGATGTGGCCAAGTTTCAAACCCATGTATTTGATGATGAAAGATATTGTAGAGATAAATCAAGACATGAATGGATTAAATTTAATGAGAGTATAACACCTATTACTTTTTGGGAAGAATTGAAAAGAGAATGTGATAGGCAAGATATTGAATTTATGACAACGCCTATGAGCAAAATGGCGGCTCAAAAAGTAAACCATTTAGTAAAACGATGGAAAGTAAGTAGTGCTGATATTACAAACTTTGACTTATTGGAATATTTAAAAAGCACAGATAAGCCAATTATACTATCAACTGGAATGAGTACCGAGCAGGAGGTGAACATGGCAGTTAAATTTTTAGGAGAACAAATTGAACTAATAAACTATTGTGTGAGTATTTATCCTTGTCCTATTTATAAAATAAACTTAATGAATTTATTAAAATTAGGTTCAAAATATAATTTGCCTGTAGGATTATCAGACCATAGTCTTTCAACTGAAGTTCCTGCATTGGCAGTTAAAATGGGTGCAGTTGCAATTGAGAAACATTTTACACTTGATAGGAATGCTTTTGGCCCTGATCATAAAGTATCACTTCTACCAGAAGAATTTAAACAAATGGTCGGCCTCTGCCGTTTGGCAGAAGAACAAGGTGAAAGCCTTGAAGAAGAAAAATTAAATTGGCAAAAATTTAGAATTAATAATTAAAATATTATGCTAAAAAAAACTTTTGAATAATTAAGTGAATTAGATAAAATTGTTGGTGATTTATTTAAAGAATATCCAAAATTATTAAATGGTAAATTTGGTTATACTTATACAAAATTTGCTAAAAAGAATTATTATCCATTATTAAAAGAGCTTCAAGAAAAAATATCTGATATTAATCTGGAAAATGCAATGGTAGATGGCAAAACTAAAGAATTGCTTTATGAAGGAGAAGGTCAAGAAAAGACATATAAATATGACAAAGAGGGGGCAAAAAAAAGAAATAAAGAAAACAGAGAATTAGTTGATGAGTTTAATGAAAAAGAAGTAGAAGTTGAGCCATTTATTACAACTGATATTCCAGAAGAGTTAAGCGAATATCAAAAAGAATTATTAACAGGTTTAATTATTTAAAAATATGAGTTTTGAAATTAAAAAAAATAAAGAATCGGTAATTATTTGTGCCACAGGATCGGGCTGGGAGCTTACTCCACAACAAAGTGAAAAGATTATTTATGCATTAAATGATTATGTAAATATAGAAAAATACGGTCTAAAACCAGATGTGTTATTTATAATGGATGTTTTAGACGAAAAGCCACAAATAGTTAGTAGTATAACCAATTTAGGAGAAATTGTAATGAGGATAAATAAAATGAAAGTTCCATTAATTGCTCCATTTAAATACGAAGAGATTCCATTATCAGAAGCATTTCCAATTGAAGAGTGTGTAAAAGTATTTGGAATGCCATATTTTACAAATACAATTTGTTATATGATTGCTTATGCTTTATTAAAAGGAGCAAAAGAGATTGAATTATATGGAGTAAATCAAGCAGGATCACATGAATACACAGAAGAAAGAGGTGGTGTTGAATATTGGCTTGGTGTTGCTAATGGTTTAGGAGTAAAAATAACTATTCACGGCAAAGATAGTCAATTAATTAAATACAAAGGGAGATATGGAAACAACATTCTTTATGGTTATCTTCAAAGTTTTGAAGATATTATGATAGCAAAACAAAAATTTGGAGGAATGGTTATTAGAAAATTATTAGCACCTCAACCACCAATGTCTCGTGTGGTTAGGAAAATAAATTAATATGACACTATTACAATTATATTTACATTTTAAAAACTCTCCTGAGTCAACTTGGATTATGCAATGGCCAAATGCTCAAAGATTATATGACTTTATATTAAAAAATCCAATTGAAAGAGTTTTAGGATTAGGAACTGGCATTGGTTTATCAGATGCGGTAATTGCTTTAGCTTGGGAGCACAAAGGAATAAAAGGACACATAGATAGTATTGAGCAATATGATAAGTGTATAAAATTAGCCAATGAATTAATTCCTGTAGAATTAAAAGAATATATTGAAATACACAAGTCAGAACCTGAAGTCTGGAGTACTCCCGAAATTCCCTATCAATTCTTTTCAGTGTATAAAACATTACCAGAACCGCCAGAGGGCGGATGGGAGCTTATCTGCAACGATGGGCCATCTCCCTTTATGGAAGGAGAAAACTATTTAGATCTTCCAAACGGAACTATTCAAAAAATGATACTTGAAGACAAAATAAAAGTCGGCATCAAAATTATTTATGACGGAAGAGTTGTTTCATTAAAAATTCTTGAAAGATATCTTGGAGACAATTTGTCATTATTATTTATTCCACCAAGAGGAGAAGATTTTGTGGTATTAGAAAGAAATGATAAACCATTAATAGTTAGAGATGATAAATTAGATGCCATGAGAAATCAAACAACATATTTTTCTCCAGCAAAGAGTATAAAAAATGAAATTATAAAATAAAATGCCTACTGGAGTTTATTTAAGAAACAAAAAAGATGTAAAGTATGGGATGACTGGAAAGAAAAATCCTAACGCTCATTTTAAAAAAGGACACAAACATACATTAGAAGTAATAGAAAAAATGAGTATAGCTAAAATAGGCAGTGTTTGTTCTAAAAAAACGAGAAAGAAGTTAAGTATAGCTCATAAGGGTAAAAAATTTACACAAGAACATTGTAAAAATCTAAGTGGTGCAAGATGTTATTTTTGGAAAGGTGGAATTTATAATTATGAACGAAAATTATGGCTTAATAGACAAAGGAGAATAAAAAAAGCGGGCAATGGTGGTTCTCATACTCAAGAAGAGTGGCAAAATTTAAAGAAAGAATATAATTTTATGTGTCTATGTTGTAAAAAATTTGAACCAGAAATAAAACTAACATTAGATCATATAATTCCTATTTCAAAAGGGGGAACTGATAATATAGAAAATATTCAACCACTTTGTAGGAGTTGTAATAGTAAAAAATATAATAAGATTTATGAAAAAGATTTTATTTCCAGCGACAAATAGGGTTCACATAGCAAGACAGCAGATACTGTTGAGAGAGTTAAAAAATAAATTTGATGTTGATATTCAAGAATATAAGTCAGAACACAAAGACACTTTAAATGTTGTTGCAGACATTGCTAATCATTTTAGAAAAGTTTTAGATAATAAATATGATTTAGCAATTATAAGAGGAGATAGATTTGAGATGTTGCCAATTGCAATGTTATATGCTTACAAAGGAATACCAATAGCCCACATAGAAGGAGGCGACCAAAGTGGTGCAATTGATAATAAGGTTAGATATGCTATAACAAGTTTATCAGATATACACTTTTCTACAAATAAAGAGAGCTTTAAGAGATTAATATCAATGGGAACAGATCCAGATTTGACATTTAATTTTGGAAGCTTGGATGTTTCTTACGCAAAAACTGTATTGCCTAAAAGGTTAATTGAAGAACCTTATATTATTGTCTGTCACCATCCAATGCTTAACGAGGATGTAAAAGTATTAGAAAAGGTTTTAAAGGAATTTGAAAAGTGATATAATAATAGTATGGGATTTAAAAAAGGACACAAAATGTTTTCAGTTATATTTATAGAGAGTAAGGTTAAAACACTAGAAGATGCTGAAAACTATCAAGAGTTTTGGAATATAAATAATGGCAGAACATTATGTAAAAATTGTCATAGAAACACCCTTAAATTATGAAGTATAAAATTATCAGAATAAAATCTAATTCAGACAACGGAACACCTTACGGAAGTGAGGAATACTCTTCAGAGGATTATATTAATCTTTTAAGATACGCCTCTTGTCTTATCGGTAATAGTTCTTCATTTTTAAAAGAATCATCAATTTTTGGAACACCCGTAGTGAATATCGGGAAAAGGCAACAAAATAGATTAACTTCAGAAAATGTAGTAAGCGTGCCATTTGATAAAAATAAAATAAGAACTGCAATAAGAATGCAATTAGATTCAGAAAGAAAACCATCAAAGATATATTATAAACCAGCAACAAGCTATAATATTGTGCAAGAAATAAGTAAATTTTTAAAAGTATGAAACATTTAGTTATTGGTACAGGTGAAGTAGGAACAGCAATAAGTAAGATATTTCAATGTGATATTGTTGGTAAAGTTGAATCATTCAATAGTAATTTTAGTTTTGACATTATCCATATTTGTTTTCCTTATTCAGAAGACTTTATTGACGAAGTAAAACGATACCAAGAGTTATATAAAGTAAAATATACGATTATACATAGTACAGTTCCAGTCGGTACATCAAGAAAGTTAAATGCAATTCACAGTCCTATATTAGGAATACATCCGTATTTAGAAGAAAGTATTAAAACATTTACTAAATATTTAGGTGGAGAAAATGCAAGCGAGGTAGCTGATGAATTTAGAAGAGCAGGAATGAAGGTTTATATTACAGATAAATCAGAAACAACAGAACTAATGAAAATATTATGCACTACTAAATATGGATTAGATATTGAATGGGTAAAAGATGTTAAAGATCAATGCAATAAATACAAAGTTCCATTTGAATTTTATTCACTATGGACAGATAATTACAATATGGGTTATAATAAATTAGGGCAATCACAATTTACAAGACCAAACTTGATTCCTATTAAAGGAAAAATAAAAGGTCATTGTGTAAGGCCAAATTTAGAATTATTAGAAACAAAATTTACTAAATTATTAAAAGAATTTATTATGGATACAGAAACAAAACAAGAAGAACCAAAAGAAATTATTGATCCAGCAGAAGCAAATGTTTGCGATGCTTGTGCTTAGAAATATGAAAAATACAGGATATAAATTTATTAAAGGTAATATTGCATGGAAAAAGAAACTTGATAATTTTTATGCTAAAAGTTTACCAAATAATTGAATGTCAGAAGTAAAGCAAAAAAAAGCATTAAAGAATATAGGGAAATATAGAACTGAACAACAAGCTTTAGAATCTGTCAAATACAGTCCATCTTACGCTAAGTCTGGTTTAATCAAAAGAACAAAGAGTTGGCAGAATTTAATTCAAAAATATTTACCAGATAACAAATTATTGAAAGTTCATCAAGAAGGATTGGAGGCAACTAAACAACAAGGAGTCGGCGGAATGGCAATAGGATTAAAAAATGGTGAGGTAGAATCTATGGGACACACAGACATTAACATACCCGATTATCCAACACGGCATAAATATCTTGAAACCGCTTATAAGATAAAGGGTAAATTTCCAAAAGAGAATAGTGTAGGGGTAGCAGTACAATTTAACTTTAAAGAAGACAAAGAAAAATATGCGATTTAAAGACTTCATAGAAGAAAATTTCCTTATTGATGAGCCAAAGAGTGGCCAACTGGTTGAATTTAAATTAAGACCAGTGCAATTGAAATATTATGAAGAACTTGTAAGAGATTATGACATTGAAAAGCAAGGACTAACAAATCCGGTCAGAGAAATAATATTAAAAGCCAGAAAAGAAGGATTTACAAGTTTGATTTTAGCCTTATTTGCAGTAGATGACTTAATGAGTGACAACCCAACAGAAACTCTTGTAATAAGCTATAAAGACGATGCAACACAGACTTTTAGAAAGAGGTATAAAAACTACATTACATCTTATGGAGCAAAGAAATTAGGCTACACAGTAGAGCAGATACAGAAAGAACCACAGATTCTTGATAAAGTAGCAAAACAAATGTTATCAGTTGATAGCACAGAGTTTGAATTAAAACATAATAAAGCACACTTTTATTGTGGAACAGCTTCGGCCCGAGTAGGAGGTAGAGGAGGAACAGTTCAGAAGTTATTATTTTCAGAAGCAGCATTTTATCCTGACAAGAAGGAGATGAGGGCCAAAGAAGTTATTGAAGGAACAGCAAACCAAATGGATAAACAAGCAGGTTTCATTTTCGTAGAAAGTACAGCGAATGGTGATATGAATCATTATGCAAAGATGTGGCAGTTAGCAGAATCAAAGCAAAGTAGATACAAAGGTAGATTTTATGGTTGGAGAGAGTTTTACACAGAAGAACAATTTGAGATTATAAAATCAGAGTTTACTGATAAGAGAATGATACCTCAAGAATATCCTGAAACACCGCAAGAGGCATTTTTAGCCTCTGGCGATAGATTCTTTGATCCAACTATATCTAGTAACTTAAAGATAGAAACTCCTTTAGTAATGGGTAAATGGTGCTATTATGGTGATTTTAAACCAGGGCATAGATATGTATTGGGAGCAGATGTGAGTGAAGGAGTAAAAAGACACAATTCAACAATAGTTGTGCTGGATATGGATGCAAATTTTATAGTCAATGGTATGAGTATTCAGAAACCAAAAGTTGTAGCTGTATATGCAAATAATGAGATAGCACCTGATTTACTAGCTTATGAGATTAAAAATGGTGGATTAAGATATGGAAACTGTATGGCAGGAGTAGAAAGAAACAATCACGGATTTGCTACATTAACAATTTTAAAAGAAATATATTTTAATATTTATAAAGACGAACATAACAAATTGGGTTGGCATACTAATTTAGCTAGTAAACCAAAGATGCTACACGACTTGAGGACAGCAATACACGAGGGGCTAATAGAAGTTTCAGATCAAAGTTTAAGACAAGAGATTATTTCATTTCCGTCATTAGAATTAAATACAGCTAATGTTGATGAAGAAGATGAAACAGTCGGTCATTATGACAGGACAATAGCTTTAGCTATTGCTTGGCAGTTGAGAGCTATGGCAATGCCTGGAACTATTGGACAATTAAAAGATCCAGATTTTAAAGATAAAAGTTTTGATAGATTTGCATCTTTTAATGAATTATTTTAATAAAATTAAATAAATAAAAACTTATGGAAGAAAAAAGCGAATTGTTAAAAACAAATGAAGAAGCTATAGATAAGCCAAATTATTCTCCTGATGAAGAGATATACAGGAGTAATTTAATTAAGCGAATGGATGCAGCTAAAATTAATCGTGATGTAGGACACGAAGAGTTTGACGGTATGGATTATATAACCCATTACGAATCAAACGAAAGATTAGCTAATACAAGTCTTCAGCCAAAAAAGAATAAAGAAGACACTAATTTCCAATCAGGAGTAATCAGGCAGAAGTTATTTGCATTGTTATCAGCAGTAACTAATCTTGATTTAAGAGGAGATATTTCTGCATTTGATGTTGATGGATTAAAGATTCAAGCATTAGGAGATGGAATGGAAGATATAATTTTAAAGACAAATGAGTTAGATACAGACGATGAGAAGAAAATGTTGAGACATTATGAGTTGTTAAAACACGGAACAGTATTTGTGGAAGAGCAGTGGGATGAGAAATTTAAAAAGATTAAAAAAGCTAATAAAAAATTTAATGGAACTATAAAAGGATTTAATTATACAGAAAATTTAAAGAAAGCATTCGCAAGACCAACGAGAAATATTATCCCTGGTATTAATGTTTATTTAGGAGATATAACAAAATATGATATTCAAGATCAACCTTATGTATTTACGGTTGATGTTAAGCCATATAGCGAAGCTAAAGCTATATTTGGTAAATGGGAAAGATGGGAAAATGTGCCTAGAAAGATTGAAAGAGTTGCAAGTGATAGCCAATCAGAATTAATTAATAAGGATTGGACATTGTTGCAAAATAGTGAGGGTAGTGTGGAAATAATAAGATATCAAGATAAGTGGAATAATGAGTTTGCATTACTTCTTAATGGAGTTTTAATGACACCTGTTGGTATGCCGTTTTCATGGGAATACGATGATTATAATATTAGCCAGCAAAATCTTGAGCCAATACACGCTAAGTTTGCTTATGGAAAATCATTAGTAGCAAGAACAAAAAACAAAGTTGCATTACTTGATGAGATGTTAAGGTTAGCAGTTCTTAAAACACAAAAGTCTTTTATGCCACCATATTTGAATATATCAGGTAGAGTTGTATCTAATAGAGTATTTATGCCAGGAAAGATTAGTTATGGCATTCCACCAAATAGTTTAGTACCAATAAATGAAAAAGACTCTCAAGGAGTAACACAAGCAGAATTAGCAATGATTAAAGAAATTCAAGAGAGTATAAACAATGAAACGACATCTCCAACATTTTCAGGACAACAAGCATCTGGTAATCCTACAGCTACAGAGATTGTAGAATTGCAAAGACAAGCTAAAATGATGCTTGGTCAAACTATATTTGCAATATCAATGCTCGAATGGAAACTTGAATGGTTAAGATTAAAGAATTTATTAGTACATTGGTTTCAAGAAGAAGACTCAGTTGTTGATGAAGCAAGAGGAGTATTAAAATCAAAATATAGAAAGGTTACAACAGACACAACAATTGATGGAGAGGGAGTTGGTAAAAGAATAGTTATACCATCAAAAGAAATCCCATCTAGTGAAACTATAATGCAAACTGAAGATATGTTGAGCGAAGAGCAAGGAATGCCAATAAGATTGATATTTTTAAATCCTGAAGAAGTATGTAGTGCTAAACTTATTTGGCAAATTGTAATTAGACCAAAAGAAAGGAAAACAAGTGAAACAAGTAAATTATTATTTAGGGCATTTGTTGCTGATGCATTGCCTTTAGGTGCTAATATTCAAGAATTACAACAAGAACTTGCATCAGTATGGGAAAAAGACCCGACAAAACTATTTGCTCCAAATCCAGCTCCAGCAGGTATGAACCCAGATGGAACGCCAATAGTTCCAGAAGCAGGAGAAAATACAGTTTCTCCAAGAGTTAAAATGCCAAATGAAATAGGAAATCAATTAAAAACAGAATTAAAAGCTAGGATATAATATGCCAAAAGAAATAAAAGACAACAGTTTAAAATTGATAAGACATCTTCTTGGGTCTATTGATTTATCAGACATTGAAGCTAAACAAGATAGAAAGGATATGTCAGAAGCAGATAGGAAAGCATACTGTGCTGCTATATTTGCTGTATGGCCAAGATTAGAAAAAGACATTAAAGAATTTCTTTACGATCAATTAATGTTTTCATCTAATGAAGCAGAAACTTGGGAAAGAGTAATATTTGGTAGAGGTAGTTTTAATGGTATGGATTTATTATTTGAACACTGGAAAAAAGCAGTAAGTGAACATCAAGTACCAGAAGAAGGAGAATTCAATAAAAATAATCCTATAAGTGAAATATGAACACAAAATCAGAATTTTTATTAATAATAGCATTTTATATAATATGCCCAATTCTAATGTTTGTTATGGCTTGTGCTGGAATTAGTTTTGGTAATTGGATAGACAGTTTTATTAAATAAATGGTCGGCTAATAATAGCTTAATTATCGGCTCACATTTCCGTTAAAATGTGTAAATTAAATTATTAAAAGCTAAAAATTATGAGTCAAAAAATAATCAATGATATGGGAGAGGAAATTGAAGTTTTTACCAATGAGGAATTGGAAGCTCAAAAAGAATCAGCAATTGAAGATTATAAAACAAATAATCCAGATAAGACTGATGAACTAACAAAACTTCAAGAAGATTTACAAACTAAAGAAGAAGAGTTATCAAAGTTTAAAAATAAAGATTTAAATTTTACTAACTTAAGAATTGCTAAAGAAAAAGCAGAATCAGAGATTGACAAACTTAAAACTTCAATTGATGATAAAATTGGTATAGCTAAAAAAGAAATATTGGAAGGCGTAATGAAAGAGCATTACAATGATACTATAAAGAACTTAGTAGGAGATGACAAAGACTTATTAGCAAAGGTTGAATTACAATATAAAAGATTAGCTGATACAGCTTCTACAAAAGAAGAAATAAGCAAAAAAATAAATGATGCTTATATCTTAGCAACAGGAGATGTAAGGTCTAATGTTGATATGGGAGCATTTTCCTCTGGTGGAGTTGGGAGAATTAAAGTTGACACAAAGTCTCCATTATCTCAAGAAGAAAAAGACTTTACTAAAAAGTTAGCAGCAGCTGGAGGTTTAAAGTTAGAAGATAAAGATTTTATAAGTAAAAAATAAATCTATGACAATACAAAAATGTGAAATTTGTGGTGAAGAAAGTAAGGCTCTTCACTTGCATATGAGAAAACATAAAAATAATAATACTACCGAAACAAAAGAAGTTAAAGTAGAGCAGGATGTTCCAGTTGTAACTCCTCCAGTAGAAACAGTTTCTATTAGTAAGAAAGAATGGGAAGATGTACAGAACCAATTAAAAATGCTTTATAATGTTGCAGATAAAGGTAGAATATATAATTATGAAAGTAAGGGAGCAGAAAAAAAACCATTTAGAGTTAAGTTATCAGTATATAGCAATAGTATAGTAATTGGTTGGAGGACTATGAAAGATGAATTAATCAAACATCCTCAGACAGGTAGAACTGTTGGAGAAGTGCAAGAGTATGAATTATTATTACTTGATAATAGTGGAGTAGAAAGTAAAGTTATAATTAATGGGTACTCAGCATTTTCAGATGCAAGATATAGCGAAAGAGTTGAAGTAGAAGTAGTAAGTAAAAAAGAAGATTGGCAAGGCAACTATACATTTGATGTTATTCTGCCAGACAACAGAAGAATATCTATTGATAGCAGATTTGTTAATTAAACAATGAAACAATTTATTGGTGCAAAGAAAATTAAATTAATAAAAGAAACAGAGGAAAAAACTACTGGAGGTTATCCTATAACAAAAATAATT